GATATACGCATGAGACAGTTGCACTGGCTTTTGCAATTACTGAAGAAGCAATGGAAGACAACCTTTATGATACATTTGCAAAATTAAGAGCAAAAGGATTAGCAAGAGCAATGGCTAATACTAAGCAGGTTAAAGCTGCAGATGTGTTTAATAATGGTTTTAATTCAGCTTTTGCAGGTGGTGATGGTCAGCAGTTATTTTCTGCATCACATCCAACCATAGGTGATGGTAACCAATCAAATACTTTAGGTGCAACTGACTTGTCAGAAGCTTCTTTAGAATCTGCATTGATTACTATATCTAAAGCAAAGGATGATAGAGGTATATTAATAGGTCTTCAGACTCAATCATTGCATATACCTTCAGACTTGGCATTTACTGCAGACCAAATTCTGAATAGTACAATGTCAACTACTATTGGGGTTAATCCAACTACTGCTGCAAATGGTGCAACAAATGTTAACGACATTAACTCAATCAGAAATCAGGGCATGGTTCCGGGTGGATTCTTCGTAAATAGAAGGTTTACTGATACTAATGCATGGTTCTTGAAGACTGATTGTCCTAATGGAGCTAAAATGTTTGTACGTTCACCTCTGCAGACTAAAATGGAGCCAGACTTTGATACAGGCAATGTAAGATTTAAAGCTAGAGAAAGATATAGCTTTGGATTTTCTGACTGGAGAAGTTACTATGGAGCTTCAGGTTCATCCTAATAGATAACTGTAGGTTATTGATTTAGAAAAAAAGGGAGGGATATACTTTGCATCCTTCCCTATTTTTTTGTATAATAAATATATTAAGGAGAATTACATGGGAACGAATATAAGAGTCGGAGCAGTTACAGGTAGTGGAGCAGTATTAGATACTCTTTCAAGTGTAACAGTTGCTGATACAAGAGTGAGAAGTATTTACTATAGTGGTGTTGGAACATTCCTTCTTACAGGAAGTGAAACAGATGAAAATGGAAGCACTTCAGGAAGTAATATAAAGTTTGTTGGAACTACTAATGTAGATGCAGGAGATATTTATATACCTGATAATGGTATAAGAATGATAGGACCTGTTAAAGTTTCTGCACCTACATCAGCAAGTACTGTGACAGTTTTTTATGGCTAATTATACTTATTTAGTAAATGATATAATTGAAAGTACAGAGAATGATAACTCTGACTTTACTAGTGCTATACCTAAATTTGTTAATAGAGCAGAGTTAAGATTAACTACAGACCTAGATGATTATGGTTTAGTTACTTATACATCTGTAGCAGTTTCAAGTGGTAAAAATATAGTTACACTTCCTTCAGGAACACGTATAATAAAAAATGTAAATATTAATAATGCAGGAACAAAAATAAATTTAATACAGAGAACTGATGAATTTATAAATGATTATTGGTCTGTTAGTGCAAGTACAGGAACTCCTGAGTATTATGCAAAAAGAGATAATACAACTATATTAATTGCACCAACTCCTGTATCAACTGTAGATGGAGTAGTAGTTCATATATCAAGACCTACTACACTTGCATCTGCAACTCCTAATAATTATTTTTCAGACTTTTGTTATAATGCATTATATAATGCGTCTATGATAGAAGCTTTATTATTTATGAAAAACTATGAAGCAATAGCTATTTATGAAACAAGATATAAAGAATCTGTGACTGCTCTTCAGAATCAAGCAAGAAGAACTAGAAGAGACGATATGGAAGCACCTGCAAGTCCTGCAGGAGGAGATAACACTATTTTACAAGGGAGTTTATAAAATGGCAATGACTAAAGCAATGAGAATGGCAGCAGAGAAAATGATGAAATCTATGCCTTCTAAAGCAATGAATAAAAATGATGCTGCAAGAGTTGAAGCAGCAATAAGAAAAAATCCAAAACTTTATAGAGGATTGTCACCTTCTGAAGTTTTAGATATGTTACCACCTAAAGGAATGACAGGTAAAGTTATTGGTATGCCTATAAAAGGAAAGACAACTAAAAAATCTTTTGGAGGTATATTAAAAGCTGGTAAAAAAGTAGTTGACACAGTAAAGAAAAAAATAAATAAAAAAGATTCTAAGGGTAATACTATATCTATACTAGGTAAGCCAAGTGCTAATCAAACAAAAATAAAGAAAGCTCAAAAACAACAAAGAACTACAAGACGAGAAAAGGCAAAGTCTTTAGCTAAAGGTACAATAGGAACTGTTGCAGCATATGAAGGTGCAAAAGCTTTAAAAGGTGAAAAATCTCAATTACAATCACAACCTATATCTAAACCTACAAAAAAACCTAAACTTAAGGTAATGAAACCAAAGCCAAGACCTAAAAAGAAAAGTAGTGGTGTAACATTTGGATTTGAAGTTATACCTAAAGGTGGTAAAACTAAAAAATTTAGTGGTGGTGGTAAAGTAGGTGGTATGAAAATAGGACCTGCAACACATAATAGACTTTACTAGGAGAATATTATGAAGGTTAAAATTTTAAAAAAGTTAGCAGAAACTATAACTAAAAAACCTGCTACAGAACAATTTAAAAAAGTAAGACAATTAAAAAAAGAAACTAATGACTTAGCAAAAAAGAATAACATTGAAGTTGGAATGGGTAAATATGGAGTTCTTAATGATAAGTTAAATAAAAGTATAGGAAATAAAAATCTTTCAGAAGCAAAAAAGATTGTGAAAGATATGAAAGATTTTATTAATAATAAAAAAGATACACCTAAAAAACAAATAAAAGGTGTTAAGGCAGGTATTAAAGCCTTATCAAAAGCTGAAAAGAAAGCAACAACTCCTAAACCAAAAGGTATTAAAGAAGGTAGTGCTGAGTTTAAAGCTATATATTCTAAAAAGTTTAAAGAAGCTAAAGATAAAGGTCAAAAAAGAATAAGTATTAATAATGTTTTAAAAAGGTCTCCTGATGGTAAAGGTCATCAAGATACACCTAAAAAAGCTTTTTACATGGTTACAAGAGGTAAGGCAAAGAAAAAAGATTTAACAGGTCTTACTGATAAACAAAAAATGGAAAGAAAAGCCTTAATATCTGATGCTTCAAAAAAAATGAAAGGTCAAAGAAAAGATACTGAAGGCATGGGTGAAAAAGGAGCAACAGTTAGATTATCTGATAGGGTTCAATCTCTTAGTCCTAAAGCTAAAGGTAAGTCTCCTGCTCAAATATTAAAAGAAGGAAGAGTAAGTCCTATTACTCGTAGATATGGCAATCCTAATTTTATAGAAAGAGTAGATGCTCCTGCTCTTCCAAAGATGAGTAAAGAAGCAAGACGTATGAGAAGAATGGCTCAGTTAAAAGTTCTTCCTAAAGGTTTTTTTAGAAGTAAAACAGAAGAGTTAGATGTGGTAAGAGGAGATATACCTCCAAGACTTACTGCTTCTCAAATAGCAAAAGAGTTTAGAGAAAATGTTTTGCGAGGAACTAAAACAGTTAAAACTCCTCAAGGTAAAGCTAAAGTAACAGAACTTGCAGTTCCTGCAGCACAAGAACTTAAAAAGTTTCCTAAAAGAAAAACTTTAAGTATAGGAGATAAATTAAAAGGCACACTTGCAACTGAAAGAAATATTAAGAAACAGATTCTTAAAATTAACAAGGGTGACTTTGGAGGACCTAATAAAAGTTTAGTAAGTAATGTGCCTAATAAACCTATAGGTAAAAAAGAACAGTTGGTTGAAAAAGGTGTAGCTTACGATAGAAAAAGTAAAACTGCAGAAATATTTAAATTTAGAAAGGATGAAATTCAAAGATATAAAAAAGCTTTAGACAGTTCAGAAAAAAGTATTATGTCTAATACTGCAAAGGCAACTCTTAATGATTTAAAAAATAGAAGTGTAATTAAAAATGCTACTAAAGGTAGTCCTTATGCTACTATTAAAAATAGAGTTAGTAAATTAATTGAAAAGCAAAAAGAACTTAAACCTAAATTAATAGGTAGTTTAAAAATGAAGCTTGATAATTTAAGTAAAAATAAACCTGCAGCAACAGGTGTAAAAGAAAAGTTTGGTGTGATACCTAGAAAGAAAGGTGGTATGCTTAACTATAAAGCAGGTACAGGAAAGAAAACTGTTGGTAAAAAGTCCAAATCAAAACTAGGTAAGTTTAAGGGTGCAATGCTTTCTCTTATGCCTATGGGTGTATATGATACTATTGACATGATTGATACTGCAGTTAGAACAGGTGTGCCATTTAAATCAGGCACTAAAGGAAAAACTATACGAGGTGTTGGTAAAGCAATGCGTGGTCATGGTAAAGCATTAACAGGGAGAAAAAAATAATGGCTATAGGTTCAGGAAGAAAAATACTTTCGCTAGGTAAATCTCTTAAAGAAAATATAGATGATGCCTATGAAAAATTTATTACAGGTGGTGGTAAAACAGGTAAAAATAAAAAAATTACTATACAAAAAAAAGATATAGATAAAAAACTTTCTAAACAAGAACAAGTTAAGAAGGCAGCAGAAAATAAAATAAAAAAACAAAAATCTAAAAAAGTAAAAAAAGAAAATGTTTTATCAAAAGATAAACAAGTTAATAAAGCAAAACAAAATAGAAAAGCAAAACAACAAAAGTCTAAACAACAAAGTACTTCTTTAGTTCCTACAGGTCAAAGTAAAACAATTAAAGAAACTGTTAATCCTAAAAAAATAAAACAAAATTTTAAAACTATAGGTAAACCTGTAGATAAAACTAAAAAAGTAAAAAAACCTAAAAAACAAAGTACTGCTTTAGTTACAGTTCCATCTGCAACTGCAGCAAAATCTTCTAGAAAAATTTTAAATTTATTTGATAAAATAAAAAAGAATAAAGGTAAAATTGGAGCAGCTGCAGCATTATCAGTATTACCTTTTGCAATAGGAACAGATAAAAATGTAGGTGAAGGTAAGAGTATTGGTGGAGGTAATAAGGATAAAAAACCTAAAAAAGAAGATTTTACTCCTAAAATAAAAAAACCTACTGTACCTAATGTAAAAAAGAAAAAGTTACCTAAAACTAAATCTAATGACTATACAGGTAGGTTTATAGATAAAGAAGGTAATGTTGCTTATGACAGTGCATCAGATTTTTTTGCACATATGTTTGGCACTCCTAAGAAAAGAAAGATGCCTAAAACAACTGCAAGAATAATAGGAAAAGGTGATAAACTAAAAAGGAAAAAAGCAGATACTAAAGGTGCAGGTAAGGGTGTAAAGTTTCAGGCATTTAAATCAGGCACTAAAAGTAAAACTATAGGTCTTAAAGACTTACCACCTAAAGCAGAAAATCCGGGTATACATATGTTACCTGCAAAAGCTAAAATGAATATGGGATTTAAACCTATGTCTGGTGGTGGTCTTATTGCAAGTTTTTATGATAAACCTGAAAAGACTGAAAAATATAAAGGTAATACAACTTCTGCAAGACAGGTAAAAGGTTATGGAAAAGCAAAAAAGAAAGCTTAAAAAAGTTATTAAAGGACTAAGTAAAGCATCTAAGACTCATGCTAAACAAGCTAAAACTTTAAAGAGTATGTTAAGTAATGGTAGTAAGAAAAAAAAGAAAAGACCCTAAAGTTGGCACAGGTAAAAAACCAAAGGGTTCAGGCAGACGTTTATACACAGATGAAAACCCTAAAGACACAGTTAGCATCAAATTTGCCACACCGACAGACGCAAGAAACACAGTTGCAAAAGTTAAAAAAATCAATAAGCCTTATGCGAGAAAGATACAAATACTTACAGTCGGTGAGCAGAGAGCTAAAGTAATGGGTAAAACTCAAGTTGTAAATATATTTAAAAAAGGAAAAGAAAGTTTAAAAAAAGCTCATAAAAAAACATGATAGAATTTGTGCTTGTGTTTATGATGGGAATAAGAGTAATAGACCAAACACAAACTTTTCAAGACATAGATAGATGTTTATACTTTGCAAAAAGATTAAACAATCAACCTTCAATCCCACAACAGGAAGGACCTAATTTAAGAATAACTTCATATTGTAAACCAAGAAAGAAAAGATAATGTTAGCAGAACTTGCCGCAGCAAATGCAGCTTTTGGAATAATAAAAAATTTTATATCCAATGGCAAAGAATTATCAGGTTGTGTTAAACAAATATCTGATTTTGTATTTGCAAAAGAACAACTAGAAAAGAAAGCTAAAAAATCTAAAGGTGGTGGCACTGACTTAGAAGAGTTTATGGCTCTTGAACAAATAAGAGAAAAAGAAGAAGAACTCAAAAAGATAATGATTTATTTAGGAAGACCCGGACTTTGGCAAGATTGGCAAAGATTTCAGGCAGAAGCTAGAAAGTCAAGACGATACGCAGAAAAGATGGCAGAAAGACGTAGACAAGAAATGTTAGAGTATACAGGCTATGGTATAGCTTTTATATTTTTAATGGCTTTTGCAGGATTATTGACATGGATTGTTGGTGCATGGTGGACAGGAAAACTTTAACACCTTGTATTGGTATATGTAAACTTAAAGATAATATTTGTATAGGTTGTAAAAGAACAATAGAAGAAATAAAGGAAGCATATGATAAATTGGTTGCTAAAAATAATAAAATGTAATACTATAATAGGTATAGACTCTAATAAAGAGTTAGCTAAACATAGACTATATACAACTAAATACGAAGACTTATGTATGTAAAGGAGAAACAATGGCAATCGCTAAAAAGAAAAAATCAGGCTCACCAAAACCAAAAAATCCTGCATTATACTCAAGAGTAAAAGCAGAAGCAAAACGTAAATTTAAAGTATATCCATCAGCATATGCAAATGCATGGCTTGTGCGTACATATAAGAAACGTGGTGGAACTTACTAATGGCAAAGCCTAAGAATAGTGGCTTAACTAAATGGTTCAAAGAAGATTGGCGAGATGTTAAGACAGGTAAAAAGTGTGGAAGGTCAGGCAAAGATAAAAAGTCTAGACCTTATCCTGCTTGTAGACCTGCAAAAGTAGCAAGTCGTATTAGTAAAGCAGAAGCAAAGAAAAAGACAGGACCTAAAATGGTTAAGTGGTCTGTTACTGCTTCAGGTAGAAAAAGAAAAACAACTAAACCTAGAAAGAGGATAGCATGAGTAAATATCCCGGAGTAAAAAGGTTACCATCAGGAGGAATAGAATATCGTGGCAAAAAATTTGCAGGATTTAATAAACCTAAAAGGTCTGATAGACCGGGTAAAAAAGGTATGGTTTTGGCTAAAGAAGGTGATAAGATTAAGCTTATACACTATGGTGACTCTTCAATGGGTCACAATTATTCTAAAGAAGCTAGGAAAAGTTTTAAAGCTCGTCATGCGAAAAATATCAGTAAGGGCAAAATGTCTGCGGCTTATTGGGCAGATAAAAAGTTATGGGCAGGAAAAGGCAAAAGTAAAAAAGCACCACCTAAGACTCAAAAGCATACAAAAGGATTACGAAGAACGTAAAGCAAAATGGTATGACTGGTTAAGAGGTAAGTAATGGCTATTGGTAGAAGTAGTGTTTCACAACAGATTAAGAAACCTAATACTAAAAAAATAAAAAAAAGAAAGATTAAAAAGAAATGAGTACATCAGGTACATACAATTTTTCTATGGATATTGATGAGGTTATCCAAGAAGCAATGGAAATGATAGGTGGTGAACCTACTCTTGGACATGAACCTAAATCTGCAAGAAGGTCAATTAATTTATTACTATCTGATTGGCAAAATAGAGACATAATGTTATGGACTGCAGAAACTTCTACAATTACTGTTACTGCAAGTGTAACTACATATGCATTAGCTTCCTCAAGTATAGATGTATTAGAAGCAGTTGTTAATAGAGATAATACTGATATACAATTAGAACGCATATCTATGCAAGAGTTCTTAAAAATTCCTAACAAAAAACAAACAGGCAGACCTACTCAATATGCAGTAAGACATGAAAGAGATAATCCTGAAATATATCTCTGGCCGCTTCCTGAAAATTCTACAGATAAAGTTAAAGTAGAATTAATTAGATATATGCAAGATGTAGATAAATCTGCAGTACAAACACCTGATATTTCAAGAAGATTTTTACCTTGTTTAACTGCAGGAGTTGCTTACTATATGTCAATGAAAAGACCTAATGTTGATATGAATAGGATTGCAATGATAAAAACAGAGTATGAAGAAAGATTAGCTAGAGCATTAACAGAAGATAGAGAAAGAGTAAGTCTTTTAATAAAACCGAAAATTAGTATATAATGACTACATCAAGAAATACTTTAGGCATATGTGACATATGTGGATTTAGATATAAGTTAAGGGATTTAAAAAAGAATAGTTATGGACTTATGGTTTGTTCTACTGATTATGAAAGATATGATTTAAAAAACCATCCTCAAAATAAAATCCCTAAAAGTTTAGATGTTGAAACATTAAAGTTTCCTACTAGAAGGTCTCCTATGCCTGAAACAAATGTTACAGTAACAGATTGGTTACCTACATAATGGCAGTTGGAAAAAATACAATAGTAGAATGTGATGTCTGTGGATTTGAATACAGACGTAACGTAATGAAAAAAAATAGTTATGGACTTATGGTTTGTCCTGAAGATTTTGAAGGTGGTTATGATTTAAAGAATCATCCTCAAAATAAAAGTCCTAGAATAGCAGAAGATTTTTTTATTAAAAATGTAAGACCTGAATCTAATGTTGATAGAAATTTAGATTGGGAAACTGCAACAACAGAATGGCAAGATACAGATAAGTATTGGAATATGATATGAGTGATTTTACAGGTAAAAAAATTGCAAACACTTATAAAAACTTATTACAAGTTAGTGTAGCTAATACTGAATTAGGAACGACATTAAAGAGTGTTGAAACAGGAGCAGGTAATTCTACACCTTTACAATTAGCAACAGATAAAGTTAATATAGGTGGTACATTTCAAATAGGTGGTGTAGCATTAACTGCAAATGTAACTGCATTAAATAATATTGCAGATTTATCAAGTATTACAGGTATTGTAGTAGGTGACTCAGGAACTATTTCAGGTAGAACTATTACAGGAACTAGTCCTATATCTGTAGGTAATGGTAATGGTACATCAGGTAATCCTACTATAAGTCTTGCAACTACAGGTATTACTTCTGCAACTTATGGACCTTTAGGTAAATTTAATGTAGATACTTTTGGTAGAGTAATAAGTGTAAGTGTTGCAACTACAGTTTCTGCTAATGCATTTGTAGGTGGAACATTAAGTGGTTCTGCTCTTACAGTAGAAAATGATACATCTATTGGTGGTGATGTAGTTATTGAAGGCACTACTAATATGAAGGCAGTTAGTGCAACTGATGTAACTTTAAATAATCTTACAGTAGGAACTAAGATAACTGCAGCAACTGTTACTGCAACTACGATTGAAACAAGTGTATTAAGAGCAACAAAAGCAAGTATAACAGACTTAACTGCAGATACGTTAAGTTTTAGTGATACATCTGTAAGTGCTATAAATGCAACTAATTTATTTGCAGTAAGTGCAAATGCAACAAGATTATTTAAAGCAGGTGTAACTGTTGGAACTGAAACACAGATAGCTGCAGTAAGTGCCTTAACTAAAACTAATTTAGATGCAATAACTTCTATAAATACTGTTGTAGGAGCAGTTAGTGTATTAACTAAAACTAACTTGGATGCAATTACAAGTATTAACACAGTAGTAACTTCTGTAAATAGTTTAGCAGTTGCAGTAAGTGCTTTAACTAAAACTAACTTAGATGCAATTACAAGTATAAATACAGTAGTTGCAGGAGTTAGTGCTTTAACTAAGACTAACTTAGATGCAATAACATCTATTAATACAGTAGTTACAAACTTATCTGCAACTATGGCAACATCTGTTGCTAACAGAACTGCAGCCATAACAAGTATAAATACAGTAGTTGCAAATCTTAGTTCTACGTTAGCAACTAGCATAGGTAATAGAACTAGTGCAATAACGTCAATTAATACTGTAGTAACTAATCTTAGTGCAACTATGGCAACTTCTATAGCTAATGTAAGTGCCTTAACAAAGACTAACTTAGATGCAGTAACATCAATTAATACTGTAGTTGGTAATTTAAGTTCTACACTAGCAACTAGTATAGGTAATAGAACTGCAGCAATTACAAGTATTAATACTGTTATAACAGATTTATCTGCAACTATGGCTACAAGTATTAACAGTAGAACTGCAGCAATAACTTCTATAAATACTGTTATAACAAATTTAAGTGCAACAATGGCTACAAGTATTAATAGTCGTACTGCAGCTATAACAAGTATAAATACAGTAATTACAAATTTAAGTGCAACAATGGCAACTAGTATTAATAATAGAACTGCAGCTATAACTTCTATAAATACTGTAGTAGGTAATTTAAGTTCAACTATGGCAACAAGTATTGCTAATTC